ACCAAAAATACTCGCCACGACAAGGATCCACAAATTTGTAAACCATGACGGCAGTGACGAGAAGTATTCGAAGAACAATTTAACCTTGTCCATCGCAGTCGGATCGTCACTTACGACTGCCCAAGCCAGCACCACGATGGGCGCCGACAAAATTAAAAGTACGAATTCGTCTTTCCAGTCCGATTGACGTGCTTCTAATAATTTTCCCTGGTAAGCTTCCTCACCTCGAGCCATTTTTTCTGCATGCATTAATTGTGCATCAGACATGGCCATTTTAGTCTTTTGCCGGTTGGAATAAATTTTACTTCCAGCCTGCAAAGCTATTTTTGCTAAACTGAACCAAGCCATATTAGTACCAAGTTGCTTTTACAGGTCTTTTATCTGGTCTCATACGTCTTGTACCTTTTACTTCTACTTCTTGTGAAGTATATGGGTCAGTCATTTCGACTGGAATACCACCTTGCTGCTCGCCTTTTGCGTTAGCACCAAGTTCAGGTACAACTTTTACGTTGTCTCGACCATTTTTTCTGTTTTTAACCATAGTTAACTCCTTAAGTTATGATTTATACCTATTTTTTTGGAAAGTTTCTACCGAAATCGTGAATTTTACTTGCATCAGCCATTTGTTGCTTCGCTAAAGACACTCCGGCACGTAAACCTGCCAATTGTTCGTTCTGTTTTAGTTTTGCCTCTTGATTTTCTTGGTTCATCATCGCTTTCATCTTATCAAGATTCAATCTTTCTTGACCTTCTTCTTCTTTTCTTTCATTTTCCATCGCTCTTAGGTCAACTTCTCTAGATTTTATCTTTAATAGTGGATCACCAGCAAACTCACCAGTGATTTTTTCTTCTTCTTTAGCATAATCTTCTTGCATTTCTGCAACTAATATAGCTTTTCTAGATTCTAATTGATTAGTTATCTGTTGAACTCGTTGTTGCATCTGCATTACTTGTGGATTTTGCATCATTCCGGCCATCATTGCAGGATTTACAGCACCCATTTGTTGTTGAATCATTTGTAACTCTTGTAATTCTTCTACAAATTCTATTTGAACTTGTTCTTGTGCCATTAAACTTATGTGTTCTAATATATTTTTTTGTATCGACGCCATTACAAGTGGATTATTTTGCACCATGTTTAATCTCATGAAGTTTAAGTGAGCATCAATGTGAGCTTTGTGGTCTTGACCAGGAAAAGCTTGAAAAGGTTTTTGTGACATAGCCATAATATGTTCTAATGCAGGGTCCATTGGCACTGGTTGTGCGGGTGGTGGTAATATTGCATTTACATTTTTCACACCTAGCGCGTCATACATAGATCTATACGCTTGATACAGATTATGTATCTGAGGATTTGATTGCGCTAGTTGTAATTGACTTTGTGCCAAACTAATTCTCTGTGTTTGTGAGAATATATTTGGATCTGCAACAGGAAGTATATCTACTCTGTCGTCAAAGTCTTGTACTTTAATTTCTCGTCTTGCACCTGGTACATCGTATGGATACACAGGTGGTAAGTATGTTTTAAATACTTCTGCTAATAATTTAAATTCTTGTTTAAGTCCAACATACAATCTTTTGTGAATAGCTGACATTACACGTGAGCCACGTTCTAATAATGCAACTGTTGTACCCACAGCAGCCTGTTGATTCATGTCTCCAACTTGCATATCAGATATTGCTGCAAACCTTTGTCCCGCTGATACAACAACACCCATTAGTTGTAATAGAGTTGCATCAGGACCTTTAAAAGGCAAAGTCATAAATTGATCTTTAATATTACCACCAGGTGCATCTACGTCTCTAAACTCACCAGGTTGTAATGGTTGTGCATCATCTCTAACTCTAATACCTCTAGATTTAAATCCAGCTGGTAAGTTAGCTAAGGTTCCCGCATCCAATAATTGTCTAAGAGCTGCTGTTGCAGTTCTTGTTAATCCACCAATCATATGTATTAAACCAAACCCATAAAAACCTGTGCCTGGTAAAAATTTAAATTGTACAAAATAATTTATTTTATTTTTCTTTGGATCTTCAGCTTTAAAATTTCTTCTAATAGATAAAACTTTATTACCTGCTTGAGATACAGTTATAACATACGGAAGTTTTATTCCTGTTTCATTTCCACTTGCATCCATATCTTCATAACCATCTAAATCTAAATTAGTATGTATTTCATAAAGTGTGTATTGATCTTCTTGACCATCTTTAGATATTCCCTCTAATTGTAATTTTTTATCTTCTAATTGATTTTCTGTTACTGGTGGTGTTCCTAATTCTATGTCTCTATAAAAACCAGCTACTTGTTGTTTTCTTAATTCATTCTCTGAAATTTTTATGACATGTATCACAGCTTCTGCATCCTCTAATGAGTTTGCAGAGTACGGCACAATTAAATCATCTGCCGGTACAAATTTTGACACGGCTCTACCAATAATATCGTCATAGTAAACTTTTTTAAAAGTAGAGCCGGAGAGAGGGAGATAGAATAACATTTGATCAAACTCTGGTTCATATTCTTTCATCTGATCCATAATTTGATAATTCATAAAATCTTTTACACGTTTAGCTTGTTCTTCTTTAGCAACATTAACGTCTCCCAAAATTTGAGTTCTTACTGGTCCATCAGACGGGAGTAACTCTTTATAAGCCTGTGCTTGAAATTGCGTAACTGCTTCCGCAAGAACTGGGTGATTGACACCAGAAGCACCCCTAAACGGTTCTGTTCTTCTTTCATATTTAAATCCTAATAGTTCTAGTCCGTTTCGATATGTATCCTCCCAATCGCCACGAGACTCTTTGTATTCATTGTATTGCTCTACCATTTTAGCACCAAGTGGTTCTAAAATTTCATCACCTAAACTTTCTGCAAGATTAGCAAAATGATCTTGTATCGGATCGATTGCTGCGTTTGGAGCAAACGAAACTTCTGCACCACCTTCTTCATTCATCGCTACTTCAACAGGTCCTGTTGGAGTATCAATAACTTCAGCCGATTTTGTTTTTTCAACTTCTATTATTTCTTCACCTGGAACTTGTGATTGATTTGTATTTGGTAATGGTTTGTCAATTTCAGCCATTTGCTATCCTATTTTTTTTTGAATAAAGTTTCAACACCCGCCCCACTGATATCAGGTATTTCTATTACTGTCAAACTAACCTCACCACCATCGGCTTTTTTACTTCTTAATATTCTATTTGCTGCATCTATCATTCTTGATCTTTTTCCTCTGCCTTTGCTTTTACCTATTTCTTTCATTAATTTTGCTTGTTCTCTTAATTTTAAAAGTCTGTCTGCTTCCATCCTTGCACCACCAAATCCAAGTCCTTCATCTTCCAAAGATGAAATTAATTGTTCTTTCTTCATTTCATCAGTATATGCAAAAGCTCCTGCATCTGGATCTACCAAACCTACGTTTGCATTACCTGTGCTTACATCAACTTCTACAAAAATATCAGGTCTATCCGGGTGAACATATTTTTTAGTTGTAAGAGTTGTTTCTATTTGATCTCCCTCATCAACAACTTGTCTAATTGCCTTATTAAAAAAATCCATACCTTTGCTTTTAATACCTTCACCAGTTTCTTTAAAAATATTAAGGTATTTATTCATACCTTTGTTTTGTGCTAATACACCCAGTGCTCTAAAAATACTTCTATTCATCTTTGTTTAATAAGTTATATAAAAACCCCTCCTGGTTTTGATAATTCTTGTATGCATCGTAGCCAGATAATCCAGCCCCTAATAATAACCCAGGAAGACCTAAAAATCTAGAGGCACCTGCAATCATTCTTGGACTCATACCAAGTCTTAAAAATGCACTTGTAGCACCAGGCCTAGCTCTTCCAACATCGCTTAAATTAAAATAGTTTCTTAAACCTTGTGCTATTGTTCTTTTTGGTGCATCTCTAATTACACCTGCACGTTTTGAAAATGGCTCCATAAAAGTTAATCCTAAAGCTGGTCCTAATGGATCTGTTAGAATCTCTGTTGCACTCTCGCCTTCTTCTAATCTTTTTGCAGTTGTAGCTGCTTCAAATAAACCAGTTAAAGCTGGTGTACCAATTGTTGTTAACACTGGTTTTAACGCACCACTAATACCTAACGCAGATCTGACTTTGCCTCTGCCTAAATCTCTTGCAGCTTTATAAGCCCCAGGTATTTCTTCTGCAGCAAAAGGCAGTGATGCACCCGCTGTGACTTTTAGTGGGTTATCTTTGATGTAAGTTAATATTTGATTCTGACTTGCAGTTTGGTCTGTTTTTTCATTTACAAACGCACCTACATTTGGATCGTATTTTATTGCTGTGCCTACTTCTGGTTGTTTAACTTCAGCAGCCTCCACAGGTTGTCCACTTAAAGCATCTAAACCTATGGCAGCTAAAACAGCCGGAACAGCAAATTTTCTTCCCGCTCTAAGTGCCTTGGGACCTAACTGTAAAATTGTTTTACCTGTTCTATCTCTAGGAAGAGTAATTTCTGTTGTATGGAATTCAGGAGCAGAATAGTCAGAAATAGATTCTTGTATTTTTAATAATGGATTAGGTGTTGGTCTAAAAAAATCATCAGCTTTAAATAAACCTGTCGGAACTTTGGGTCTGATTCTAACTTTTAATTTTTTAGCTTCTTCTAAAATTGCTCTAACCTTAGGATCTTTAGGATTAGGATTACTTTCAATATATATTTCTGCATCTCTTTTAAATCCTTGGTTTAATAGTCTTGGAATGGTGTTTCTATTTTCTGGAGTATCAACAAGTTTACCTGCTTGTTTAGAAATTTCTCTACCATGATCTATTTCAAAAAATCTAACAGTGTCTTTAGGATCTTTATTTAAAAAACTTAAATTAGGATTTTCATAAAAAATTTCTCCTGTTTGTCTATTAACTCTTGTGCCTAAAGCTCTTAATATATTAGGGTTTGCTTTTAAATATTTTAATTGACCTTCTGGATTGGCTTTAATTTTGTCATTACTAGATTTTTGAATTATAGTTTGTGTTTGATTTATAGCTTCTTCTCTAGGAGACAACTTTGATGACAAACCTAATTTTTCTAATCTTTTTATTTGTCCTTTTCTAGCTCTTCGTCCTAATCTAGATAATTTTAAAGTAGGGTCTTCTATTTCTCTTAATTTTCTTTTTGTTTTTTTTCTTCTAGTTAAATTTGTTGCTATTCTTTTATCTAAAGAGGGTATTTCTTTTTTTAATTCTTTTTTTGCTTGTTCATAGTTTGGAATTTTATAATAAGTTAATTTCCCTGTTTTAATACCCAAAGGATCTAAACCTTTAGGACTATAATTTCTATCATTAACCATTTTTTTTATTTCTTCTTTATACTCATCAACTGATAATTGATTAGCATCCATGAGCGTTTGATTAATAGCTTTTGTAACTGCAAGTTTTGTAGGTTTACCAAATACACTAGATCCTGTTCTAAATGTTTGATCTTTAACATCAGGATAAATTACATCAAAATTTTCTTTAACAGATTTTGTAACGTCTATTCTATTTTTAATAGCTGTTCCAACAGACTCTGCTTCTTGAAATATTTTTGAACGAACTTGTTCGCCTGTTTTAGAAGGTAGTCCTAATGCTTTTGCTAACGTTCTTTGAAAAGGTTCACTAATTCCTAATTTAGTTCTAATATCTGTTTCAGATGTAAAAGGTCTTATTCTTTTAAATTCTTCTATTACATCTTCAGAAAATTTTAATTTTCTACCAAGATATGGTTTTTTAGGTAAATTTAATTCTCTGTCTAATTTAGTTTGTTTAGCTAAACTTATTCCTAACTCATCAACTATTTCAGGTTTACTTTTAATAAGTCTTAATGTTTTATATCTATCTATTGTTTCTTGAGTAAATCTTCTAGGTCCGTGTCGTTGATTATAAATTTCATTTCCTAATTCTCTTTTTAATAAACCTTGTAAACCAGTTTTTTCTGTTGGTTTACCTTTTCTACCACCTGGTAAATTTGGAAATTGTATTTGAATTTCTTCTAATATTTCTTTTATTGTTTTACCTTGATCAGATAAATTTTTTGCAAGCGTGACTACTCCGCCATCATAAAAATTAATTCTTTCTGACATTATCTTCTCCTAGCTCTAGCTGCCTCTGTATAAGAGCTACTAGATCTTCGAGAACGAGAAGGTGTTGATGTTCTAGTTGGTGTAGATCCTCTGCCTCTATCTTGAGGAGTAGGTTTTTGTTTAGAAATTCTTTGAGTAATTTTTCTTGCTTCGTCTCTTGTTTTTTTAGAAGCTGCTTCGTCTCTTTGTCTTCTTCTACTTAAAAAATCAGCTAGACTTGTAGATTGTCCAAAGTCAGATTGTCGTATTCTTTGGTTAAAGTTTTTTGCACCCTTAAGCATTCTTCCCGCTTTTCCTGATGCTATATTAGCTCCAGCTCCTAAAGCTTTAATTGGAGTAGAACCTGATACTAATCCTGCTAAGGAAAGTAGAGTTGCTAGTCCTTCATTAATTTTACTAGGTGGTCTAAGATTATCTCTAAACGTATCATATATTTCATCGAAAGATCCTGTAGATCTACTTTCTTCTTCAAACTGAGCCATTGGATCTCTGCCTATAATATTTGGTTTTCTTGGTGGAGCAAAGTCTGCAAATTTATTTGCAACCGCTGCATCCGCCTCTCTTTGTTTTGCTCTAGCTATCGCTTCTTGAACTGCTGCAACATCTACTATGTTCCCCCCTGCTGGTGCAGTTGTATTATCAGTGTAGGGATCAACTCGTTTTGCAGTAAATCTTGTATCACCAAAAAAGTTTTCTGGTTCGAATTCTGCAGTAAGTCTTGGTTGTGTTATTGCTCTTTTCGCTGCTGCTTGAAGATCAGAGGCAGAATAATTTATAGGTAGCCCGAATTGATTTATATTTTTTATTCTTTGTTGTAAATCATCGGTAGGCGTTATTTCAGAGGCTTGCGCTGTTGATATAACATTTGGCATATTAAAATTAGATAGTCTATCATATAAAGAACCCGCAGCTCCTGTCATTCTTTCAAAAGCACTTGATAAAGGATTCTCTGCCCTAAAAGCTTTTACGAAACCAGGCACGCCTGAGCCTGGTTGCATTCTTGTTGCAGCTTGTATTGCATCATAAAAAGGACTCATAATACCTGCTGCTGCAGGTGCAAGTATATCTTTAAGAACTCCACCAGGTAAATTTTCTACTAAATCTTTTGTTGCCTCTATATTGTAAGTTTTTTGATCTGGAGCTGTTGCTTTTATTTGTTGAAAATTACCTTCTGGAAATAAAAATCGTTCTATAGCACTTGCCATTATACTACCCCTCCATACATAAATCTTGGTTCAGGTTCGCTTACAAGTGACATTATCTCATCAACATATTTGTCCCAAAAATCTGTATCGTATGTAACACCTTCCATTTCAATTTCGTCTTTTATTTTTGCAATCAAAGCTTTTGGATCATTTCTTAAATTGCTTCTACTTCCTTGTCTTATATTATCTCTTATTGTAAAAAATATATCATCGACTGTTTCTTCTGGTACACCTTGTTCAATTAAATCATCTTGAATTCTATTATTTATAGTCGTGGTTAGATCATCTAAAACACCACGCATGTCATAGAAACCCATTTTTTCGTCTTTAAAAAATCTTGGTGGTCTATCCATTTTCATCTCATCAAGTTCTGATAATAACTCTTGTTTAATTTTGGTATCCGCACTCATGTCCGCGGCACGCGCTAATGTAGTCGCGGCTCGTTTGCCTTGTTCTATATCACCACCAGTTTCTTCAAATAATTTTTTTATATCTTTGTTTTTAATGTCAGCTCCACGCATTTTTCTTATAAACTCTGCAGCCTCATCTCTTTTAGAATTATCTATATCAAAAATTTCTCCTCGTTTGCCTTTAGGAAATAGCGAACTAATACCTTCTTCTTTAGGTCCTATTGGTTTAGTAGGTAAAATAGTTTCTGCAACATCAACACCTTCGTCCGCTGCTAATCTTTCTGCGATGGTTTCAACTGTACCAGCTCCTGGATTATCTACACTGTCTAAAAGTTTTTTTGCATCTTCAGGTTCTAAATATTTAAACATACCTTTTCGTTCAATGATTGCTTTAACCATTTGTTGTTGATCTGATTTAGATGCGTTTTGTAAATCTATTAAAGCTTTGGTTACAAAATTTTGATATACTCTATCTGACTGTGCCACAAAATCACTTAAGGTGGCATCTTTTTGAGCATCTGTCATATCATCCGTTGCAGTTTTATATTTTGACATTATGCCTTCTGGAGGTATGAAAGGAGTGATATTATCCGGTGCAGATTCTGCAAACTCATTCATGATGATTGCACGATCTTCATCAGTGACTGATTTACCTGAACTTTTAAAATAGTCTTCTACAATATCTTGAACCTTTGCAGTTCCAGACTTAATACCTTCTTTAAACTTAAGTATGCTTTGTAATAATAGTCTTCTTGACATCAGTAATATGTTCTCTCCGTTCGTGGCAATGCATTATCTTTTTCATCTTCAGGGTGAGATACAAAC